AGCTGAGTGGGCGATAGCTGAAGCAGAGAAATGGGAGCGACAGCAGAGAAGACTGGAAGAGAAACATGGAATCAAAAGAGGGGATATTATTCAGATCATACAAACCAGTTATGCTTCTGGTGACGGGAAGATCATCACCCAAAAGGTGAAAGCCAGGATAAAAGCATTATATCCCCATGTAGTGCAATTACAATTACCAAATGGCATAACCAGATCACCTACATACTGGGAACTGGAACGGCTGAAAACAGGAGGTGATACCGATGGACAGGAGATTGCAGGAAGAAAATGAAAAGAAAAAGGAATATTTAAAATCATATCAGAGAGCAGTCAAAAGAGAGCGGGACATCCTGGAAGAAATCAAAAGATTAAGAGCTGATAAGATGTTCCCTTCTGTAGTAAATGATGGTATGCCAAAGGGCAGCAGTCAATCTGATTTGTCTGATTATATTGCAATACTGGATGAGCAGATTGAACTGTTAAAGAAAGAACGGTTAAAAAAAGTTCAACAATATCGGAAGATTGAAAATCAGATCCGCAAAATGCATTCAGAAGATGAACGGAAAGTTCTGCGCTTACGCTATATAAAGGGCTTAAAATGGGATGATGTAGCAACAGAGATGGGCTATGGATGGACACAGGTACATAGGCTGCATTCATCAGCATTGAAGAATTTTAAGATGGTATAGAATGGTATACTTGATTCGTGTTATAACTATAATAGATTCAGATGGATGAATCAAATATCAATCGGTTGCACACTTACTTGTCAGGTACTATGGCTTGGCAAGTATATCGGAACATAGCTCAGTGGTAGAGCAGCTGGCTTATATCCAGCGTGTCGGTGGTTCGGTTCCATCTGTTCCGACTCGGTTAGTACCGCCGATATAATGGTACAATACTGACTCATACATACTTCCACAAACGTCTGGCAGGCACGGCCGGGCGTTTTTTATTGGAGAAAAAGATGATATATAAGAGATGTGGCAGGTGCGGAAAAAGAATTCCGTCCGGCAGCAGGTGTCCCTGCATGAAACAAAGAGATAAAGAACGCTATCGGATATATGATCAGAATGCCAGAGATCAGAAAAGCAAAACATTTTATGATTCAAGGGAATGGCAGCTGACAAGATCTGATATTCTCAGTGCTTGCGGGATTGATGTGTATGTCTACATGACGGAAGGAGTAATTCTGGCAGCAGATACAGTGCATCATATTATTCCGTTAAAAGAAGCATGGGATAAACGATGCGATAAGCAGAATCTGATGCCATTACATCACGATACACATTCAAAAATTGAGCAGATGTATAAAAAAGAGAAACCCGTGATGGAAAAAAAGCTTGCAAAAATGCTTGTGGATTTTTATGCACAGACGGGAGGGGCGGTCTGAAAAGTTTTTAAGAAACACTGTCGTCCCCGCCTGCCCTGTAGCTTGCGCAAAATTCTAAATACTCATAAAAAGTTGGCAAAGGAAGGAGGGAGGATGAATGGGAAGACCGAGGAAGCCGCTGACAGAGCAGCGGGGAAATCTTACTGTGATCACAATGCAGACCAGGGAAGCAGAAGAAGACAGTGTGACTACGGACAAAAATCAATTAAAACGTCCTCCTACCTGGCTAATTGATAATGTGGCAAAAAAAGAGTGGCGCAGGATTGTCAAGGAACTGGAAAAGATCAATCTGATCGGGAACCTGGATCGTAACAATCTGGGCGGTTACTGTAATGCTTTTGCTAACTATGTTAAGGCTACAGAGATATTGAAAGATCAGACTTATTACATTGATCGAGAGACCAGGAATGGCGTTATTGTGGTGAAAAATCCAATGGTTGATATTCAGCGCACATACGCAGAGGAAATGAGAAAATTTGCTTCCCTGTGTGGACTCACTATTGACGCCAGACTGAAAGCCGCAGCAGTGAAGTCTGATAAGACAAGGGAAGCCATCACAAATAAATTTGGCAACATATGACCATCAAAGAAGAACTGATAGATTACGCCAACCGTTGTCTGGCCGGGGAAGAAATATCAGGAAAGAAACATAAATGGGCCTGTATACGTTTCCTTCAGGATTGCAAGAAAGAGGATGCAAAAAATGTACAGGCTAATGTATGGCCTTATCATTGGGATGAAGAGGAAGCGTCAAAAATTGTAGACTGGTTTGCTATGCTCCGTCACTCAAAAGGTGACCTTGCAGGGCAGCCAATCAGGTTGACGGACTGGCAAAAGTTTAACTTGTGCCAGCTCTACGGATGGCGCGAAGATCTTACCAGCTATAAAAGGTTCAAGCAGTCTTTTATTGAGGTGGGAAGAAAAAACGCCAAGTCCCAGATGGAAGCAGGTGTGGCCCTCTATGAAATATCGGTGATGGCCACCAGGAATGAAGAAAATTATGAATATTACACTGCTGGAACAAAGAGGGATCAGTCGAAAATTATTCTGAATGAGGCTAAGCTCATGCTGAATAAATCTCCGCTGAAACCTCTTTTTAAAATTACCAGGGATGCTGTAATACACAGAAAAACTGGAAGCTTCATAAAGGCATTGTCGAAAGAGGATGGCCAGAATGGAGATGGAACAAATCCAGCCGGACTGATTCTTGATGAATACCATCAGCACAAGACTACAGAATTTTATGACCTTGGGCTTGGTGCAAATACCAAAGAGCCATTGCTGATGATTATTACCACTGCAGGGATGGATCTTACATATCCCTGTTACGTCCAGGAATATCAGTACTGCTCTAAGATCCTGGATCCAGATGTGGATGTGGAAAATGAGGAGTATCTGGTGGATATCTGCGAAGTGGATCCGGAGGATTATAAGGATGATATCCGTAACCTGGAAGATGAAAACATCTGGAAAAAAGCGAATCCGATTAGGATGAGCTATAAAAATGGCGCGGATAAGATCCGTACAGCCTGGCGGGTAGCCAAAGAAATACCGGAAAAGATGACGGCATTTCTCACCAAAATGTTAAATATCTGGGTTCAGGCAAAAGAAAACGGATATATGGACATGGCGAAGTGGAAGGCCTGCCAGGTTGATAAAATCCCTATTGATACTCATGGAATGAGTGTTTATGTGGGGTTCGATATGTCAGCCAAAATAGACCTTACATCTGTTACATTCGTAATTCCCTTTCTATCAGGCGAATTTGACAAGACTGGAAAAGAAATTGTGAAATACATACTGTATTCCCACTCTTTCATTCCGAATCGGGAGAAGTTGGCTGAAAGAAAGGCAAAAGATAAAGTGGATTATGATGCCTGGGAAAGAATGGGATTTATTACAGTGACAGATACTCCGATTGTAGACCAGAATGCAGTAATGCAATATGTATTGGATACATGTGCAGAGAATGACTGGAACATAGAATGTCTGTGCTTTGACCCTGCCAATGCAAGTAAGCTGATGATGGATCTATCAAACGAAGGTTATACAGTGGAGGAAGTTTTCCAGAGCCATAAACACTTGAATGAAGCTACTCAGGGATTCCGTGAGCAGGTATATTGCGGAAATGTCCTGTACGAATACAATCCTGTATTGAATTTTGCAATGAGCAATGCAGTGATCAGAACCAACCAGGGACTGATTAAGATAGATAAAGATGCTACAACAAAAAGAATTGACCCTGTGGATTCTACCTTGTGTGGATTTAAGCTGGCAATGTATCATGAATTCGGATCCAGCTACCAGGAGGGAATAGATCAATTTTTGGAAAGTGACTGGTAACATGAACATATTAGACAGATTAAAAAATGCATGGAATGCAATGACGCGACCAACGGTAGACATGGATGACGATGATCTGAAAGAATGGCTGGGAATAACTGGTACTAATCCAGATGTTGAGAAAGAGGTGACATATTACACCTGCTTAAAAATGCTCAGCGAAACCATGGGAAAAGTGCCGTTAAAGTACTACCAGGAAACGCCTAAAGGTCGGATCAGGGCAGAGCCGAGCAAGATTACCAGGCTTCTGACTGTGAGACCGAACACGATAATGACACCCACAACTTTGTGGACTACTACAGAGATGAACTGTCAGCATTATGGAAATGGCTATATCTGGATGCGTGGTACCTTTGAAAGAGAAAAATATGGAGGACATTACAAAGTCCTGGATCTTTGGCCAATGCAGGCGGATTGTGTGACTGTATATATGGATGATGTTGGTGTGTTTGGAGGAAAAGGGAAACTGTATTATCAGTACAATGATCCCAAGACCGGTGAACAGTATTTGTTCAGATCCAGTGAGGTTATGCACTTTAAAACCTGGTATTCCTTAAATGGAATTATGGGAAAATCTGTGAGGGAAATTCTCCAGGATACCGTAGGAGGTGCATTGGAAAGCCAGAATTTTATGAATAACCTTTATCGTCAGGGACTAAGTGCAAGCATGGCATTACAGTACGTGGGTGATTTGGAAGAGAGCAAGATAAAAGCACTGCAGAAAAAATTTGCAGATAAACTGTCAGGCCCGAAAAATGCAGGAAGGGTAATACCTGTCCCAATCGGACTACAACTTACTCCATTGAAAATGACACTTACGGATGCACAGTTCTTTGAACTGAAGAAGTATTCTGCACTTCAGATCGCCGGAGCATTCGGTATTAAGCCAAATCAGATCAACAATTATGAAAAATCCAGCTATTCAAACAGTGAAACTCAGCAGCTGGCTTTTTTAGTTGATACTGCTTTGTACAGATTAAAAATGTAT